TAAAAAAGCAGCTTATAGATATATGCAGTTTGAGCCTGAGTTGTACCCTGTCAAGGACTACAAGTTTAATGCTTCCAGCTCTCTAGGCATCATTGCACGAGAGTATGAAGTAACTCAGCTTGTACAGCTGCTACAGACTATGCAACAGGATAGCCCACTGTACCCTGTCTTGATTCAATCAATCATTGACAACATGAACCTGTCTAACCGTGAAGAGCTTATTGCTACAATGAAGCAAGCCTCACAACCTAACCCTGAAGCACAGCAAATGCAACAGGCTCAGATGCAAGCTCAGATGGCATTCCAAGCAGCCCAAACAGCCGCTCTGGAGGCGCAAGCACAAGAGTCTATGGCTAGGGCGCAGAAGTACGCTATGGAGTCTCAGATGCTTCCTCAGGAGCTTGAGATTGATAAGCTGAAGGCTATCACTACCAACATCCGTCAGGGTGAGGAAGACGATAGAGAGTTTGAGCGTAGGCTAAAGATAGCTGATCGCTTGTTAAAAGAGAAAGACATAGACTTGAGAAACCGAGGAGGTCAAGCAAATGGTAGTATCGCAGGTGCAACTCAACAAGGCGCTGGAGGAAATCAACAGCAGCTTCAGCAAGCTCTTGGAGCGATTGGCAGCGTTGGAGGACAAGGTTAATGAGCAAGGAGAAAGACCCAAGACTAGCACGAGCAGGGGTAAGCGGGTTCAACAAACCGAAGAGAACTCCTAGTCATCCTAAGAAGTCTCACGTAGTTGTTGCCAAGGAAGGTGACAAGGTTAAGACCATCAGGTTTGGACAGCAGGGCGTTAGTGGTGATAAGAAACCTACAGCTAGACAGAAGTCTTTCAAAGCTCGTCATGCTTCCAACATTGCTAAGGGCAAGATGTCTGCAGCATACTGGGCTGATAAGGTGAAATGGTAATGCCAAAGCAAGGACTATACGCAAACATACACGCTAAGCGTAAGCGTATCAAAGAGGGTTCTGGAGAGAAGATGCGTAAGGTAGGTAGCAAAGGCGCACCAACTTCAAAGAACTTTAAACAAGCAGCTAAAACAGCTAAGAAGAGGAGGTGATCCAAATGCCATACGGTAAAGGTACATACGGTAACAAAGTAGGTCGTCCACCAAAGAAAACTAAGTCTGGTAAGAAGATGAAGACTGTGAAAAAGTAACTAAAAATTAACTTGACATTTAGTCAAAAGTATGATATAATATACTTATACTATAGCATAGTATGATTGTAAAGTCAACCAATAATTTATACTGTCCGAACAGGAGAAACAGTTAATGACACCAGAAACAGAAAAGTACTTTCGTGATCTAAATGATATGTTCCGAACAGAAGGTTGGAAGATTCTTTTAGGAGACATTCAAGCATCTGCAGTGAGTGTCAACTCAATTGAAAGTACTAAAGATGAGCAAGACCTCTACTTCCGTAAAGGACAACTTGCAGTTATGGCAAACATCCTTAATCTTGAGACTCAGGTAGCTACGGCTCAAGAGCAAGCTGAAGCAGACGATGTAGCTGATGCTGAAGATTAGAGATTTTCAGTGTCCTGATGGACACACCAAAGAATACTTTGTTAGCGATGATGTTGTACTTACTAGGTGCGAGTGTGGCAAAGACGCTAAGAGAGTGATCTCTCCAATCAGGTCTGTACTAGAACCTCACAGTGGTGACTTTGCAGGAGCTACTATGAAGTGGGCTAGAGACCGAGAAAGAAAGATCAAACAAGAACGGAAGGCAAACTCTTAGAGTCCTTCTACAAAACCAATTCTCCACAATGCTAAGGCACGGGGTTTAATAATGGCAGCAAAGCTAATAGATGAGCGTCCCGAAGAGGATAACGTAGATACAGCAGAACTTGACACACAGGAAGAGCAGTTTGAGTCTCCACAGGAGCAAACTCAACAGCCTTCACAAGAAGACCTACCTGAGAAGTACCGAGGTAAGTCTGCTGCGGAACTTGCACGTATGCACCAAGAAGCTGAAAAGCTGTTGGGCAAACAAAGCGGTGAAGTAGGTGAGTTAAGGAAAGTTGTTGACAGTTACATTCAGACACAACTCTCACAACAACAAGCACCACAAAAGTCTGATGATGAAGATTATGACTTCTTCACTGATCCTGACAAGGCAGTAAGTAGGGCAATTGAGAATCATCCTAAGATTAAAGAAGCTGAACAGTATACGCAACACTACAAGAAAGCCTCGGCTTTAAATCAGCTTCAGAGCAGACACCCAGACATGGAAGCGATCCTTAAGGACAACCGCTTTGCAGAATGGATACAAGGCTCTAAGATTAGGACTCAACTGTTTGTACAAGCTGACCAGCAGTATGACTATGAAGCTGCTAACGAACTATTCACTCTGTGGAAAGAGCGTCAAGCAACGGTTACTCAAACTGCACAGGCAGAGAAGGCTGGACGGAAGGAAGCGGTAAGGTCAGCAAATACTGGCAATGCTCGTGGAAACCCTGACAGTCAGTCACGTAAGATTTATCGGAGGGCAGACATTATTAAACTTATGAAAACCGACCCTGACCGATATCAAAGCCTTTCTGACGAGATCATGAAAGCGTATCAAGAAGGGAGGGTCAAATAGCTAATTCTAGGAGAATTTAAATGGCTACTTCAGTATATCCCGCCACTGGTGGTTTTGTAGATAACACTTCAGCAGCAGTCTTTATTCCAGAAATCTGGAGTGATGAGGTTATTGCTGCGTATGAGAAAAACTTAGTACTTGCTAACCTTGTCAAGAAAATGTCAATGACTGGCAAGAAAGGTGACACCATCCACATTCCTAAGCCCACCCGTGGTGCAGCGAATGCTAAGGTTGAGAACACCGCAGTAACTGTTCAGAATGCTGTTGAGACCGAAGTAACGGTTGTTATCAACAAGCACTTTGAATACTCACGTCTGATTGAAGACATTACAGAAGCACAGGCTCTTGCGTCTCTACGTCAGTTCTACACTGGCGATGCTGGTTACGCACTTGCTAAGCAGGTTGATGATGACTTGTTTGCTCTTGGTAAGTCTTTTGGTGACGGTGATGGTTCAGACTGGACTCACAGCAACGTCTACTACAATGATGCTTCTACTGGTACTACTTTGTACGCTGTAGACACTGTAGCAGCTGCTGATGTGTTCACTGATGCCTTCTTCCGTGACATGGTTCAGAAGATGGACGATCAGGATACTCCAATGGACGGACGCTTCCTAGCTATCCCTCCTGCGTTGCGTAATGCAATTATGGGTATTGATCGCTACGTTTCTTCTGACTTCGTAGACGGACGTGGTGTTGTTAACGGTAAGATCGGTAACCTCTACGGTATTGACATCTACGTAACAAGCAACTGCCCAACCATTGAAACTGCAGGCGACAACGCAGCTGGTGGTGCGGTACGTGGTGCTATCATGGGTCACAAGGACACTATGGTTATGGCTGAGCAGCAGGGCGTTCGCTCTCAAACTCAGTACAAGCAAGAGTTCTTGGGTACTCTGTACACTGCTGACCGTCTCTACGGTACTCAGGTACTCCGTCCTGAAACTGGCTTCGTACTTGCCGTAAACGGCTAAGCCTCTTGAAGCCCCTCTTCGGAGGGGTTTCTCTTTTCTTTTGTTTTCTTTTGTAGGAGCAGTAGATGCCGTTATATCGTGGAGATGGTGGAGCAGGGGACGCAAGCACAGACGCTTACGCTTCCCAGATTGCCACCTATGCACAGACTGCCACTACCAAAGCAAACGAAGCTAGTGCTAGTGCATCAGCTGCATCGTCTAGCGCAACAGCAGCAGAGACTGCTAAGACAGCAGCAGAGACTGCTGAGACTAACGCTGAGACTGCACAGACCGCAGCAGAGACTGCACAGACAGCGGCAGAGCTAGCTGAGACCAATGCTGAGACTGCTGAGACTAATGCAGCAACCAGTGCCTCAGCAGCATCCACTAGCGAATCCAACGCAGCTACATCCGCTAGCAGTGCGTCTACGTCAGCCACTACAGCTACCACTCAAGCAACCAACGCAGCAACTAGTGCTAGTACAGCTACAACAAAGGCTAGTGAGGCATCAACATCAGCTACCAATGCAGCA